AGGAACAAGAGTTCTATCATATTCAAAATATAATTGTGGAAGACTTAAGAAAGTTTACTAAGAAATGGACTAAACATAATTATAAATTTGATGAAAATTATAGTTTAGCATTTTATATGCAAATGAAATTTGCTATGCACGAACTATTGTCTAGAGAATGCCTTCATACTTTTAAAGATATGGTAGATCACGTTAAAAATGAAGTAATTGAATTTGAAAAAAGAAGATTCAATGAAAGCGAAGAAGAAGTAATGTCAGTAAATACTAAACACTAATCTAAAAGGAAATATATGACAGACTTAAGAACACAAACAAACGATAGAGGATTAACTCTACGAGATGAAATGCTTTTACTTGCATTACAGAATCAAGTAAAGTATAATATGCTATTGACTAACCCAAGATACACAGGTTATAGTTCATTTGCTAAAGCTATCCTTGCTAGTATTTTAAAAGGAGATACTAACGCACCGAAGACAGCAAAGAAATTATATGAGTATCTTTCGCAGAAAGGATATTATGAAACTAAAAGAGATAGAGTCTAAGGTAGGAAAGCTATCTAACCCAAGTAAGATGCCAGCATATTCGTGGGGTATACCTGCAAGCAGATGTATTACAGGTAGTAAGTTAGTTAAACAAGAGGGAACAGTATGCTCAGGGTGCTATGCACTTACTAACTGTTATGTGTTTCCAGTTGTAAAACAAGCTTATGAAAATAGATACCAAGCAATTCATTTAAAAGAATGGGTTGATTATATGGTACAACTACTGACAATCAAGTACAAAAAGCTAGATAAATCAAGGCTTTTTCATAGGTGGTTTGATTCGGGTGACCTACAATCAGTAGAACATTTACAAAAAATACTAGAGGTGTGTAAGCAAACACCGCATATAAAACATTGGATTGCTACGAGAGAGTCACCATTCTTAGCACAGATAAAAGAATCTGATGTACCTAGTAATGTAATAATAAGATTAAGTGCTACAAAAATTGATGGTAAGCCACCTAAGTCTTGGAGTTTAACATCAACTGTACACAGAGACTCAACACCAATTGGACATTCCTGCCCATCACTTCAACAAGATGGAGAGTGTAGGGATTGCAGAGCCTGTTGGAATAAAGAAATAAAAAATGTAAGTTATAAGGAGCATTAACATGAAACATACAATAACAGGTTGGGCAATTATTGCAACTGTAGAAAGAGAAGATGGTACTTGGTATGATACTACTATTACTGATGTAGATGCCACAACAGCTTCTTATGTTGATGATTTTTTAACTGATTACATTAACGATTATATTAACTACAAAAACAAGGAGAGCAAATGAAAAAAGAAATAGATATAGATGATGAGATAGAAAAAAGCTATGAAAAATTCTATGAATGGTTGGATACTTGTCCTGTCGAATGGAAAGAATCTAACCACCCATCAAGTGGATTAGTAGCAGTTAACTTTACAGTAATAAGGGATTAGTTATGGTAAAAGTTACAATGAGATTTGGTATCTATGATGATACTCAAACTTTTGTTTTTAATACAGAAGAAGAAGCTTCAGCATTTAGACAAGGTGTTGAGGCAGCGATAGGTTATTTAGAATATGAGGAAGAAGATGATGAGTCCTAGTATTTTTACAGTACATATTGAAACAGCAGAAGTAAATATGTATACACTAAAAGATATATGCAGTATTCTAAATAATCCCATAGAACATATTGGTTTTTCAGATAACCATATGTTTTTTTATACATACGATAAAGCAATTAAACAATCTAAAAAAATAGCAAAGGAGAAATAGTATGACATTTTATTGGCACCACCCAGATTATTATAAAAAATTAAAAAAGCAAAGAGACTTGACAACTGAAGATAAATGTGATAAGGAGAATAACAATGAAAAATTACAAAGTAAGAATATTCGGAATGGGAATAGAGGCAATAGCAACAATACCATTTCAAAGCGAACCAACGACTAAACAAGTAGAAGACGCAATGGCATTATATCTTAATGAAAATCTTGTAGACTTTATTGAACTTGATACTAATTTTTATAATAAAAAAAGATATACAATTACTTACGAAGAACTTGAGAATTAACATTGAATTATAAACAACAACTAGAAGTTATAAAAGGATTATTGATTCCATCTGATATTAAGATAAGAATTGATTGTCCTTTTTGCCATAACAAAAATACATTACTCGTAGATACTATGAACAATAGCTATGGGTGGTATTGTTTTCATGCGTCATGCAAAGCCAAAGGCAAACATCAAGGAGAAAAAAATATGAGCTATGTTCAAGCAACATTTAAACCTAAAGAAAAAATAATTAAACAAACAGAATTTGTAATACCTGAAAGTTTTAAATCAGTATTTTCAAATGAAAAAGCTATGGAATATCTACATAACAATAATTGTTGGGAAGCTTGGGCTTGGCTACGAGCAGATATTAAGTATGATGTAAGACAAGATAGAGTTGTATTTCTAATTAAAAATAGATATACAGATAAGTTTGTAGGTGCGGTGGGGCGTGCTTTAAATAAAAATGTATTTCCTAAATGGTTTATGTATGGAAATAAAAATGTACCTTTTAAATCAGGTAATTGTAATGACGCAGTTATTGTTGAGGATTGTGCATCAGCTTGTGCAGTATCAAATATACTAACAGGTATAGCTATTATGGGTACATCAATAGGTAAAATGGAATTAAATCATTTAAATCCATATAAAAATTTATATATATGTTTAGATAGAGACGCAACAACCAAAGCATATAATATTGCTAGCCAATTAAAACAAAAGAATTTTAAGAATGTTTATGTTAAACCATTGACAGAAGACTTAAAATATTGTAATACAAAACAAGTGGAGGAATTATTTTATGGACGACAAGTATAGAGGAGAACTTGATTTAGTAAAACAAATCAATGAACTCAGAAGACAACTTGAAATCAAAGAGTTACGAATACAGCAACTCGAAGAACAAGTAGCAGATATGTCTGATTGCTGGAATGAACATCACAAACTATAGGAGATATAAATGGTAGAGAAACAATTAATTAAGATGCTTTTAAAAAAAGATTTTTACACAGAAAACAAAAGTAATATATCACCAACTCTATTTCAAGGAGACTTGAATTCATTATATGATACAATTAAACAAGGACACAATAGATACAAAGATGATTTAAAGATTGAAGAATTATATAGTATGCATACAGTTGTATTTAATCCTGCATTAACAACTGCGGCTAAAGAAAAGTTTAGTGATATTATACAAGATATAAAAGAAACTGCAGAGCCATCACCTGATCTAGCTAAAGATATAATTAGAATCTTAAAGGAAAGAGATATTGCTCAGAAGATTGCAGTTGAAGCTACAGAAATATTTAATGGGAAAGAAGCAAACTTTAATACTATTACTACATTAATTGAAAAGTATAAAGAGAATTTAATTAATGATGATGAGCCACCAGTTACTAATGAAATACCTAATGTATTAAAAGCATTACAAGTAAATTCTAGATGGAAGTTTAATATAGATTCTTTAAAAAATAGAATAGATGGATTAGGCTCAGGGAATTTAGCAATCATTTTTGCGAGACCTGAGACTGGAAAAACTGCATTTTGGGTAAGCCTATGTGCAGGCCCCTTTGGTTTTGCAAGACAGGGTGCAAACATTCATGCATTTATAAATGAGGAACCTGCCGTTAGAACGCAGATGCGTGCTATTAGTTGTTATACTGGAATGGATAGATATACCATAGAAAAAAATATAGAACTTGCTAATCAATCCTGGATTGAAATTAAAAATAAAATTAAAATGTTTGATACAGTTGATTGGACATTAGATAATATTGATGCTCATTGTGAGAAGTATAACCCTGATATTATTGTTATAGATCAGTTAGATAAGATTGGAGTCAATGGTAAGTTTAATAGAACAGATGAAAAACTTAGAGCAATTTATACAGGTGCACGAGAGATTGCAAAACGAAGAAAATGTTTAGTAATTGCAGTATCACAAGCTTCTGCTGAAGCACAGAATAGAGATCACATATCATTTGATATGATGGAAAATTCTAAAACAGGAAAAGCAGCTGAAGCTGATTTAATTATTGGTATAGGTAGACATCTAGAGTCTGACCCAGAAAATAAAAATAGAAATTTATCTATATCTAAGAATAAGATTAATGGATTTCATGGAGAAATTGCATGTATTATTCAAAGACATATAAGCAGATACGGAGTATAAATGATAACAGTTGTAGACATAGAAACATCATATCAAAAAACAAAATCAGGTGGACTAGATCCACTACCATTTAATCCTAATAATATATTAGTTAGTGTTGGTATTAATGATAAATACTTTTTTACTAATCATTCACAGAGAATAGATCAAGGTTGCTATCATGAGATACAGAGTATACTAGATAAGACTACTTTGTTAGTTGGTCATAACATTAAGTTTGATTTGATGTGGTTATTAGAGGCAGGATTTAAATATTCAGGTAGAGTATATGATACAATGATTGGAGAATATATTTTAAATTGTGGTATCAGAAAATCTTTAACATTACAGATGTGTTGCCAAAGAAGAAAGATTGGATCTAAAGATGATAGGATAAAAGAGTTTATGGATAGAGGAGTTTCATTTGAAAATATTCCTGCAGATATAGTTGAGGAGTATGGGAGAATGGATGTTGAAATAACTAGAAAGTTATTTGATTCTCAAATGCAAGACTTTAAATCAGCTAGATATAAACATTTAATTATGACCGCTAAGATGATGAATGAATTTTTAGTAGTATTAATTGATATGGAACGTAATGGAATTAATATTAATTTAAATGATCTATCACAGATAGAAAAAGAATATAGAGCTGAGTTTAAATATTTAGAAGATAAGATTGGTAAGCTTGTGTATAAATATATGGGTGATACTAAAATTACTCTATCAAGTCCTGAACAATTATCTTGGATTATATATTCAGTTAAACCAAAAGATAAAAAACATTGGGCTAAATTATTTAATATTGGTGTAGATAAAACTACTGGTAAAAACAAACGAAGACCAAACTTTTCGAGAACTCAATTTAGAGATTTAGTTAATATGCATACTGAAAAACTATATAAGACAAGTGCAAGTCAATGTATTACTTGTAAAGGCAGATGTGTTATACAGAAAATAAAAAAAGATGGAAGTCCATATAAGAATTAT